GGCGGTGACTTCCCACTTTGTTGCGTCGAGTGCCATTACCTTCTCCTGTTAAATACCCGAGTCAGATGTCCATCTCGGTCTGTTTTGTCTTGACAATGTCGCCGGCGCTGTTGCGCTCGACGGTGCTGGTGGTCTCGCGCGCCGGCAGGCTGGTGACGGCCATCTTCAGTTCGTCCGGCATCTCCACGGTGACCTGCACGTCCGGCGCGCGCTGCTCTGGCATGTGGGCATCGACGCGCACCTCCACGGCGGGCGGCTGCACGGTGACGGCCGGGGCCTCCACGTTCACGCGCACCTCGGGCGCGGCCACCGACACATGCGGTGCCGGCAGGTGGTTGTCCACCCGCACCGCGGGGGTGTGGATGACGGGGGCGACGTTGATGGTGGGCGCGGCGGCGGCGGGCTGGGGCTCCGCAGCGCGGGCCAGGGCGGCGATGGTCAGCGTCTTGACCTTCTTGTCTTCGGCCGCGGTCTCCTGGTCGGCCGGCTGTTGCTGTGGCGGCACCGGGCTGCCCAGCTGCACGCCCTTGGCCTTGGCGGCGGCCTGAAAGCGGGCAATGTCGTCCAGCACGTCGTCGGCGTCCAGGCCCTGCTGGGCGGCGATGGTGTACGGGCTGGCCAGGCCGTTCTCGATGGCCTTGACGGAGGCCTCGATGTCCTTGAGCGGGTCCACCCACTGCCAGCGCCGGCCCTGGAACTCGTGCGCGCGGAACTTGGCCAGCTTGGCGGCCGGCAGGGCCGAGCCGTTGGGCAGCTTGATGGCGCCAGCCAGCAGGGCGTTGGACAGCCAGCCCTCGTAGACCACGTCGCAAAAGACTTCGGTGAAGTCGTTTTGCGCCAGCATCCAGTGGTCGCGCTCTTCCAGGGTGCCGCTGCGGATGCTGCTGAAGTTGACGCCCTCCAGGTCGTTGGCCAGGGTGTTGTAGGCCACGTTGAGGCCGCTGGCGATGTCGCGCTTGTGCTCCTTGACGAAGCTGGCGTAGTTGGCGTGCGGGTAGTCGGGGTTGAAGGATTTGAAGTCCGCCCCCTCGCCGCGGATCACGCCGAACTGCCCGGGCTCGGCCTCCATGAATGGGGCGCCCTGCTCGTCTTCGCCGTCGGCCACGGTCTGGGTGTTGCCGTCCGGCAGCACGAAGAATCCCATCTTGCTGGCGCCGATGCGCGCGGCCACGATGGCGGCGTGGTTGTAGCCCTTCAGGTCGTTCACCGCCAGCATGGCAGCGTGCATCCACGGGATGCCGCGCACCTGCTCGGGGTCGGTGGAGACGAAGATGTGGATCATCTCGCCAGCGGGGATGACGGCGTGTTTCTTGCCCGTCGGGTCGCGGCCGAAGGTGCCGGTCAGCAGGTGGTAGTTGATGGCGCGGCCGTCGGCGTCCATCTCCACCCCCATGTGGATCTGGTTGACGCCGGGCGAGGCCTCGCGGTTGAGGTGGGTGTCCAGACGCTCCACGTCCAGCAGCTGCAGGGCGTAGCCGTAGGGGTTGGCCGCACCCTGGCGCACGCGCACCAGTGTCTCGCCGTCGCGCGCCAGGCCGCGCACGGCGGTGCGCGTCATCTGCCGGAATGAAAGGCGGCCGGCCACGTCGCAGTTGCGGGCGCGACACCAGTCGAGATAGGCCGCCTCGATGGCGCGGTTGGCCAACTCGTCGGCCTTGCCGTTGTCGTCCGTCACCCGCACCTGCAGGGTGAAGCCGTTGGGCCCGGCGATGTTGGCCACGCACATGTCCAGGAACTTTTTTCCCATGGGGCTGTTCTTGGCCAGGTCGCGGCTGCGGCGGCGCAGGGCGTCCAGGTCACCGCGCAACTCGGTGTTGATGCTGCGCTCCGACATGACCCAGCTTTGCGTCAGCCGGCTGTGCACGGCGGCATCGAAGCGGCGGGTGGCGCGGTGCCCGGCGCGGCCAAGGATGCGGGCGATCCAGTTTGGCATCGGCATTTACAGCCTCACGTTGATTTTGTTGCGGGGCCGCAGGCCGGCGGCCAGGCGCTCGCTGTCTTCTTCCATGCGCACCTGGGTGGCGTAGAGGTTGCGCAGCTTCATCAGGCCGGTGAAGTCGTAGCCCAGCTTGCGACCCTCCAGCTCGGCCTGCACCACGCCCAGCCGCTCGCCGCTGGAATAGGACAGCAGCGCCGCCTCGATGGCGTCCAGCATCTTGCGGGCATGGCTGCGGTCGTCATACCCTGCGGCGGTGACGGCTGCCATATTCGGCAGCACGGTGATGCGGGTGGTGGGCAGGCTGACGCGCTCGCTGCCGTTGGACACCCAGCTCAGCAGGGTGTAGTCGCCGGCCGTCCAGTCGTCCGTGGTGGTGATTGGCACGCTCACCAGGTGCGAAGAGCCGTCCGCCGTGGCGGTGATGTCGAACTTGGCCGTGCTGTTGATCAGCCGGTAGTACAGCGTCCACCCGGAGGTGGCGGGGTACAGGGCCAGCGACTTGCGCCAGGTGACGGTGTCGCCAGCGCGCACACGCGCGGGCTCGGTGTCTGGGATTTCGATGGCCATGTTCCCCATGATGTCCATCGCTTGGGACATCGTTTAGGGAAAAATGTCCACCACCCTACCCGCCCAGGATGCGCCGCACCTGCTTGGTGGACAGCCCGAAGCGCTGCGCCAGCGTGCGCACATCCAGCTCGCCGGCCTCGAACAGGTCGCGGATCTTGTCGTTGCGGTCGGCGACTCGGCTGGCGCCGCCGTGCTTGCAGACGTAATGCTCCAGCCCGCCCCAGTCCGGCCGGGCGGCCCGCTCCACTTTTTCAGCGATCGCCTCGTCAAACTTCCCGGCGCGTTGCGCTTCGATGACGGCACGGCGCAGGATGTCCCTGATGATGTCGTCGTCGAAGACACTCATTTACCACCTCGTGGCAAAGCCGCCACGCCGGCGAGGTTTGGACGCCGCCGGCGCCAGGTCTTCGTCCGGCGGTGCAGGCGTCTGCACCGCCGCCTGCTGCGCATCGGCAAACAAATCCATATCCACCGGCACCAGCCGATCGCGCAGCGTCTTCCAGCCGTGCTCGGTCTTTTTGTGCAGGCCAAGCAGGTAGGCCGCGCCCAGGTTGTAGACCATCAGGTCCAAAGGCTCATTGGCCTCGCCCTTTTTTTGCTCCCACCAGGTGACCCGACGGCCGTGCTTGTAGCCGCTGGTGCGGTATTCGGCGGTGAGGCCCTTGAAGTAGCTCTCGGGCAGGTCTTTGCTGAAGTGCACGGCGCCGGCGCCCTCGGCGCGGTTCCAGCGGGCCTGCAGGTAGTCCTTGGCGGTGTCGGGCCCGACGAACCACAGCTGCGCGCCCTTTTTCTCGGTCTTGCCGCGCCAGCTGATGTCCACCATGGTGGGCTTGCTGCTGAGGATCGGGCGGTTGGGCCGGCTGTGGCCCTTCACCGCGTAGATGTTGCGGCGCTTCAGCGCCGCGGTGAAGTTGTAAACGTCCTGCGTGTTGGAGCCGCCGCTATCCACCAGCGCCGCGCTGATGGTCAGCATGGCGCCGCTGGCGTGCCGGTAGCGGCCCTTCAGCAGCTCGAGGGCGCGCTCCCAGGTCTCCTGCTCGGCCGGCGAGCCGTGGATGACCTGGTAGTCCACCACCCAGCTCTCCATGCCTTCGCCCCAGGCCGTTACCTTGTATTCTAGCCGGTAGGCCTGGGTGTCGATCGCCGCTGTCAGCACTAGCCCGCCGGCGGGCACGGTGCCCAGGCGGTAGTCTTCGGCGCGGGCCATCAGCGCGTCGAAGCGGGTGGTCTCCTTGCTGCGGGTCCAGCACTTGGCCAGGCGCGTGTTGTAAAACACGATCATCGACTCGTCGCTGCCCTCTTCCAGCTTGGCCTTGGCCATGGTGTACTGCCGCACCAGCGAGATCCACGGGATCCATCCATACGGCAGGAACATGGCCGAGATGGTGAAGCTCTCGGTCTCGCCGTCGCCCGGCCCGCCATCCGTCCACAGGCCATTGGCGAACATGCGCGTCTTGTCGCCCTCTTCGTGCAGGCCGCCGCAGGCGGCGCAGGGGTACATGGCGCGCTGCCCATCGTCGCTGACGATCAGCCGCACCGTGCCGTCGGCGTTGAAGAACTCCAGCGGCTGCGCGTGCCCGCAGTGCACGCACTCTGCCAGGGCCTCGCGCTGCGTGCCGCGGCGGTACAGCGTGTCGATGATGGACTCGCCCTCGATCGTCGGCGAACTGGGATAGTAGGACTTTCGGTTGCGCTCGAAGGTGGTCTGCCGCGCCTCGGCCAGCTCCTGCGGGTCGCCCTCGCCGCCCACGTTCTCCTTGGCCCGGTCGATCTCGTCGAACAGCACCCGCCGCACCGACAGCTCCGACAGGTTGGCCGCCGCCCCGGCCGTGGCCAGGTAGAGCGCGCCGCCGATGTACTCCTTGATGTCGTTGTTGTTGTTGCTATCCCGGCTGTGCGGCCTGGCCACCCGGTCGCGGATCTGCGCAATGGCGGCAATGGTCTTGTCGATCCGCGAGGCCGCCCGCTTCTGCAGCTTGCCCGTGGGCACCAGCCACAGGAAGTTGCTGGGCGACTGGTGGATGCTGGCCATGCACCAGTTCAGCCCCACCTGCGTCTTGAGCATCTGCGATGCGCCCATCACTACCACCCGCTTGCAGGGGTGCCCATCACTCAGCGCCCGCATCACTTCCCGCGCATGCGGCGTGCGCGCCGTCCGGTACGGCCCCGCCTCATTGCTGCCCGTGCTCTTCGG